GTATTTTTTTAAGTATATTCGGCCACACTTTGTTTTAATGGTTAGTTGAAATTGGTCTTTTAGAGTAAAATCTTAAGGCCTTTTTCTTTATAAATTATGTTTTTTAGGGACAAAAAACTAATTTTTGGAACGCTGTTCCTATCTAGTAAACTAAATTATTTTAAAAAAAAGTGTTAAAAAGTTTTAACGGTAAGAAAAAACGTTTATCTTTACCTCATCAAACAAACACAAACTATTAAAAACAAAATTATGAAAACTCAAGTTGCATTAACACAAAACGAAATTGTAAACAACAACACTGTTATTAACAAACAATTACAAGAACTAAATATAGGACAAGATATTTTTAAGTCTTGGGAATATAGCTCAGAGCGCATTTCTGATTTTCCAGGTCAACCTCATTACATATTATGGTCTGCAAAAAAGATAGTAGATACAGTTGAAGTTGAAGTTATGTTCGACGGTATTTCTTATAGAATAGATTTAAACTATAATAATGGTTCAACTATTTCTTTTGTAAACAATACAGGAAACTGGAAAAAATTCTAAAAACAAAACAATGGAAAAATTATTGCATACATTAGAAATGGACAAAGTCTATGAAGGATATAGAATTTATTTGTACGAGTGTAAAACCCCAGAAGGCCTAACTTACTATAGAAGCAAAACAAACGAGCTTTATTCAGGGTGGGTATATGAAACAAAAAAAGAAATGCTAGATTTTTATAATGAGTGGCTAGAAGAACTGGGAGAAGATTATAGAATCTAATTCGTGTGTGGAATTAGTTTGTTAATTATGGATTAGGGGAGCTTCGGCTCCTCTTTTCTTTTATAAGCTTTTAAGAAACTTTAAATGCTTTAAATATATAAACACCTTAGGAAAGTATAAAAGCTTCTTAAAACGCGCTAAAACAACTCCTAATAGCTTTATTAAATACTTAATATAATGTGTAATTCATATTGTATATGAACCTATCTTTGTACTATAAAGCTTTATTCAATGGGATTATTTGATTTTCTCCGTTCTGAAAAACGAGGGGACAATGGGAAGACTTATTTGTTAAGTCAACTAGGGTTAACGGGAGGCGCTAGAACTGGAGTCAGAGTTGACGAGCAAAGTGCACTTACCTTTTCCGCGGTCTACGCTTGTGTGCGAGTTTTAAGCGAATCTGTTGCGTCACTTCCTGTTCATGTAATGAAAAGAGAAAACAACGGCAACGTTATTACGGACCGCATCCATCCAGTATACAAGTTAATTTCTAAGCGCCCTAATCAAATTATGACTAGCTACACTTGGCGCCAAAGTTTAATGGCAAACTTAGTCCTTCAAGGAAATGCTTATTACATAATAAAACGTGACGGTTCGGCTCGCCCAATAGACCTTATTTATGTAAGTCCAGAACACGTAGAAATTAAGTATTTAGAAGGAGAAGTATTTTATTCAATTAAAGGTTATGACCAGCCTTTTAATTCAAATGATATTCTACACTTCCTGGGTTTAGGTTACGACGGAATAAAAGGAAAGTCTGTAATTGACACACACCGCGACACAATCGGATTAAGTATTGCGGCTAATCAATATGGAGGTAGTTTTTATGGAAACGCTGCAACGCCTTCTGGGATATTAAAACACCCTGGAAAACTTTCTAAAGAAGCAGCAGAAAGATTAAAAAATTCTTGGAACACTAACTACGGAAATAGTCCAGCTAATTCTCACCGCACCGCGTTATTAGAAGAAGGCATGGAATTCAAACCTATTTCAATGAGTCCACAAGACGCAGACTTTTTAAATACACGTAAATTTCAAGTTGCAGAAATCGCAAGACTTTTCAGAGTCCCTCCGCACATGATTCAAGATTTAGACCGTGCGACTTATTCAAATATAGAACAGCAAAGTATTGACTTTGTAATGCACACGCTTCGACCATACTTAGTTAACCTGGAAGAAGAAATGAATAGAAAATTATTTAGAGATAACGAGCAAGACAACTATTATATTAAATTTAATGTTGGTGGATTATTAAGGGGTGATTCAGAAGCTCGCTCTAAGTATTATAGAGAAATGAGTTCAATAGGTGTTTTATCAATAAATGAAATAAGACGCTTAGAAGAATTAAACGATATTGGAGACGCCGGTGACACGCACTATTATCCTATGAACTTTCAACCAATAACTGATGGCGGTAAATAAGCAAGTTGAAAGAGGACTTAAGGGAAAAGTCAAAAAACACAACGAGGAGGTAAAAGAACTTTCTTTAAGCTGGAACGCTAAGGTAACTTATAAAATGCTCTTAGAAGTCTTTGAACGAGGTCTGGGAGCATACAAATCAAACCCTGGTAGTGTGCGTCCATCGGTTAATAGTCCAGAGCAGTGGGCTTATGCGCGCGTGAATTCTTTTCTATATGCAATGAAGAAAGGAAAATATCAAGGCGGCAAACACGATACTGACTTATTACCTAAAGCTCATCCGGTTAGGAAAAAGATGGACGAAAGAGCTTTAACAGATATTGACAGAAAGCCAACAAAAGGTATGGTCGAAGAAGCTGAAATGGGATTAGCTTGGCGAAAAGAATTTGGAAGAGGGGGAACAGCTGTTGGAATAGCAAGAGCTAGAGATATTGCTAATGGTAAAAACTTAAGCCTAAGCAGTATTAAAAGGATGTTTAGTTTCTTTAGTAGACACGAAGTAGACAAAGAAGCTGAAGGTTTCAGACCAGGAGAAGAAGGCTATCCTTCTAATGGCCGAATTGCATGGGCATTATGGGGAGGAGACCCTGGGTTTTCCTGGAGCACAAAGAAAGTAAATGAAATTAAAAAAGAACTAAAATCAAGTATCATGGGAAGTTTAGCAGATGACGTTAGGCACATAAAAAACATTGAAGAGACCGAGGACTCCTATGTGGTAACTTTTGCGAAAGCCCACGATAGAGAAGAAGACAAGCCAGAGATGGACGAAAAAGACCACGTTGACGGTCACAACGAGGATGAAAAACCAATAGAAGAAAAACCGGCAGAAGCTCCAGTTATGGAAGACTCTGATAAGGATGAATTCTATAACCGTAAAAACCTGGACCCAAATTTAGAAACTAGAAACTTTAATCTAAGCAATGTTGAGGTTAGAGAAGAAAATGGCAAAAACACCGTTGTAGGTTATGGCGCTGTGTTTAATTCTGAATCGAATAACTTAGGAGGCTTCACTGAATTTATTGCACGTGACGCTTTTAACGGTAGAGAAAATGATGATGTAAGATTCCTATTAAACCATGACGCAAACTATATTATGGGGCGCACAACTTCACAGACCTTAAGACTATCTGTTGACGACAAAGGTTTAAGATACGAAGTAGATATACCTGACACAACAGCGGGGCGAGACTTATTAGTAAGTCTTAAAAGAGGTGATATTACACAAAGTTCTTTTGCTTTTATAGTTGAAGAAGATTCCTGGGACCAGGGCGAAAAAGGAGCTATTAGAACTATTAAAAAGGTTTCTCGTTTATACGACGTGTCCGCAGTGACGTATCCGGCGTATGAGGAAGCTTCAGTGGGTCTAAGAAGCCTTAATACATATAAAGAAAAACTAGAAGAAGGGGTAAATAAAGATAAGAAAGAAAACGAGGCTGAAGAGCTTAATTCTTGGAATAAAAGTTTAGCAGCTCGTAAATTGAAAATTGTTAAATTAAAATAATTATTAAAGATGAAATCAAGCAAGTTTTATACTGAAGAGCGTTCATTGGTTATTGAAGAAATGGAAACTATTGTTTCTGTTGCTGAGACTGAAGGTCGTGACCTATTGGACGAAGAAAAAGAAACTTTTGATGCTCTTAACGAAAAAGCAGAAGGCCTTAAAGCTGATGCAGAAAGAGCGCTAAAAATGGAAACTATGAAAGCAAATAATGCGAAAAACGTTGTCTCTGAAGAGGACAAAGTAAAGAGAAGCTATAGCTTCTTTAAGCACATTGACGGTATTTTAAATAATAACCTGGATGGTGCAGAAAAAGAAGTACAAGAGCAAGCTGTGAACGAAGCACGTTCTGCAGGTCGTAACATTCAAGGAGCTGGTATTCCTGCTTCAATGTTTGAAAAACGTGCAGATATTACTTCTAATATAGCTGGTTTAGCTGTTGAAGGTTTTGTTGATGCTATTAGAGAAGAAGCTATCTACACAAGATTAGGTGCTGACTTTTTAAACTTAACTTCTGACGCAAGAATTCCTGTAATAGGGAAAAATTCTACAGCTTGGATGTCTGGTGAAAATGCTGCTGCTGCTGACGGTGGTGCTGCACTTTCTTCTGTAACATTAACGCCAAAAAGAATTGCAGGTTATGCAAATATCTCTAAAGAGTTATTGCACCAAAACGGCGAAAGCGTAGAGCGTGCTGTAATGGCTGACCTTGGAAAATCTGTTGCTGATAACATTTGTGACGCTATGTTCTCAAGTGCAAACGTAACTAACGCTCCAACTGCTATTGCACAAACTTCTGGCGTTTTAACTTTTACTGAAACTGGTTCGTATGCTGATGCAGTATCTATGTTCGCTGACTTAGTTTTAGCTGAGCAAGAATTAGCTGAAAATGGTTCGTTATCTGGAAGTCTTGCGTATGTATTACACCCAACTTTCTTAAACCAACTTAAGAGAGCTGCACAAGTTTCAGGTGTTAATCCAGCTATGGCAGGTATGGACTACCAGCAACAAATGGTTAACGGTTACCCAGTATATTATTCTTCTCACGTTGGAGCTTCTGCTGGAACTTCTGCTGACGGTCTTTTCTGTGACTGGTCACAAGTTAAGGTGGGTATGTTCGGTGGAGTAGATATTCTAGTTGACCCGTATACTGTAGCTATTAACAACCAAGTTCGTCTTGTTGTAAACACTTTAGTTGACTTCGCTCTTCCACAAGGAGGACGTGCTGTTAAGTTTACTTCATTGACTGCATAAGAAACCCTTTTTTCTGTTTGTTGAATTATTGGAGGCGGGCGAAAGCCCCCTCCTTTAGTTCGCATAAAATAATAAAACAATGGCATATAATATTTACGGCATTAACACTTATCAGGAGTATTTACCTTACGGAAGAATCAAGGTAAGTCAGGCTCGTACTGCTTTTGCCATTAGCTTATCGGAAGCGAAAACACATTTGAGAATAGACTCAAGTTATTCAGGTGACGACACGTATATTACTGAGCTTATTAAAATAGCACAAGATATTGTCGAAAAACAAACAAATGTTCTTATGTCAGAAGTTGGGATGGACTTCATAGCGGATATATGGCCAGGTCCATTTGTAGATTTAGGTTTTAGCGGTAATGCTGTAACGCATTTTAAGTATTATAATAATTCAAATGTGTTAACTACGTTATCTGAAAACACAGATTTTATAGTAAGTAATAAAGACTATCCAGAAGCAACCCTTAGATTATACCCAGTTTCTGGAAGTGATTGGCCAGACCTATATGATAGGCCAGACGCGATAAATATAAGATTCACAGCGGGGCCTAGTTCGCAAACATTGATACCTCTTGGATTAAAGCAAGCTATGTACTTAATTATAGGTCGTTATTATGAAATGCGCCAGGACGTAATTACTGGTACAATAGTATATGAAGTGCCTTTAGCTGCAGAGCACTTGATGAATCAATATAAGCAACCAACCATATAATGTTAAACATAGGCAAATTAAATACGTTAGCTGTTATTAAGCGATATGCGCAAGCAGCAGACTCTTATGGTCAAATGGCTACAGGGTCTTTAGACTCAACACAAACAATATACGTTAGGAAAATACAAAGAAAAGGAAGTTTAGAAAACGATGCAGATAGTTTACACGGCAGAAAAGAAGAAGAGTTTATTGCAAGGTATAATGAAAATATTCGTCTTAATGACCAGTTGGAAGTTGTGCGTTATAGAAGCAATAAAAACTTGCCGAAAGTTTATGAAATAACAGACGTTGAAGAAATAGGAAGAGGAGTAGGAATAAAAATAAGAGCCACATTATTGGTTGATAGAAGTAGTTCATAATGGCAAACAAGGCACTTATACAAGTTGATAAAAAAGCACTCTTAGAAGTACAGAGAGGCCTTGAAAAGTTATTCCCTAAAACTAGCCAGGTTAACAATGCTCTTCGTAGAGGATTAAGAAAAGCAGCTCGCCCAATAAAACAAGAGCTAAAAAGCTTAATAGGAAAATCTGCTTTTAAAACAGGTAAGCTAGCCAGGTCAATTCGTGTTTTTGATTCTAAGCGAAATACAAAAGCTGGTCG